ATGAACCACAAGCTGCAGGTTCCTTCCATCACGAACGACGGATCAAAAACCGTCGGTCGTAACGATTCAACATCAGACGTCGCCAGCAATGATGCGGGTTTGGAGCCGCATCCTGTTGCGAACCTTCTGCGGGACGATGTTTCCGGACGAGAATCGCGATTGTCAGAGATTGCCGTGGGAGAGACGGTCGCTCATGTCTACGATTGCGAACAGAACGTCCCTGATGACACGACTGAGCAGAAAATTTCCACAGGCCTCGCAACACTACCTGTGGCACAGCCGCTCTTGGCTGTGTTGTCGACAAGAACCGAGATTCCTTCAGAGCCGAATGATTCTAGTGGGTACAACCAAAAACCTTGCCGAGTCGGGCCCCAAGCAGACGCGGGTGTTGCGGCTGCTTGGGTGAGAGGGCGGCCGGAACCACCTCAAGAAACTCAGATTCCAGACAAGACACAGCCGGGGGCTGTGCCACAGGGTCAGGAGAGGATTCAGCGGGCTCAGACTCTGCCGGTGTCGCTCTCACAGGCCCGCTGCGAAGTAGCGCGATCGGCTGGATACGATCCTACTGGCGAGCATGCGGTTGTGTGCGGGGCTCTGGCGCAGGTGGTCTGCGAGTACTGCGGGCCGATGTGTTCGTCCTGCGCCGAGGAGACGTTCTGCTTCTACGGCGAGCATCGCCTGGTCGAGGCCACCCAGTCGGCCGGCACACTATCAAGCAATTCTGAGGCAGCCGCCGAACCGCCTAAGCTGCTTTTTGAGGTTGTCTATCTCGAATTGCAGTGCCCTTCCTGCGACACCGTGCGCCTGGCCATTCCTCGCGCCAACGCGCCAGATGCGCACTGGACGCTGGCTTGTCCGATCTGCTCGGCCCCCACTACCTGGACCTATCTCGCGCACGGTCTCACGCAACACCAACTGCCCTTTTACGAATGCTTCGACCCTGACAGCCTGTCGAAGGGGCGCATTCCCTGGGACCAGCTTCTGCGACTGCTCGAGGAGGAGGAATGACAACCCGAAAAAATCGGCCGAAAAGCCGCGAAGAAAAAGAATCTTTCGGAAAACTTGGAAGTTTTCCTCATTCAGGAATTCGCGACATAGAAAGAGTGGGGATACGGGAAACATCCACAGAAACGATAAAACCGTCGTTCTAACCTCCGAAAATTCCCGTTGACTTCGAGGCCCATTTCGTCGTACCACATGCATGCAGTTGGGAACGGAACAGGCCCGAATCGGAACGGAGCCTGAAACCATCACGAGAACTCGGCGGAGCGCCAGCCTCCGCCGACCACCGGCAGGAGCGGCGCTGCCAGCAGTTTCGCAATCGGCCTGCACCTCACAGCCTCGCGGCGGAACCCTGTAGTTCTGAGTCCGCCGACGCTAGGTCAGTACCGCTCACGGTAGCGAATGGGTGAATGATCACATTGTCCGACACACACCCATCCGCTACCGCGGACGGTACTGACCTGACCGTCGCGACGGCTTCGGAATGACGGCAAAAATAGCCATGTCTACTCAACGAGTTCCAGTCTTTCGTCTCTTTCAGCCCACCTGGTCGGAGCCGGCGTATTACGTGTTGCGCGAGGTGGCGGTGCGCATGGTGCGCGATCACGCGGCGACCTGCATCAACCGCGGACGAGCGATCCGGCTGACCTTCCATCGTCCGGAGAACTTGCGCGACGAGAGCGCGCGCATTGGTCCGGCGACCATGCACGCTTATGCGTGCGGAGGGAAGCGGGCGATTGCCGCGGTGGAAGGATGGGCTCCTTGAGTCCCCATTGACTTGTGGCACAGCCGCCCTCGGCTGTGGCGCTGCTTGGTGCATGTAGGCCTTTTGGGGGAATTGAGGCCGGAGAAGAATATATATCGCCCGGCGATTCCGGAATCGGCAACGTGACACAGCCGAGGGCGACTGTGCCACAAAGGCAAAACCAATGAGCTCTCCCGCCAGCCCACTCCGGCGGCTTTGAATTCGCATCAACCAATCGCGTTCGATGCCGCCGGAGTGCCCGCCTTGGGAGGCATCCGTCCGATCCGTTGAATCCGTTTGATCCGTGTTCGTCTTTTGACTTTCGTGATAACACCCATCCGCTACCGCGGACGGTACTGACTGGCTTATGAACGGTTTCGGAGAACATCGTGAGTGAAATCCAGGAACAACCAGCAAAACCCAAGCGTGCGTCCCGCGCCAATTCCACTCTCATGGCGCGCGCGTTGCGCAAGATTCTCAAACAGAAGGTTCCCAATCCGGCACAGCCGAACTCAAAGGAGAGCTGGGCAGACAAGATGGGTTCCAACCTTGTGGCCATCGCCTCGGAAAAGAAAAATGCAGTCGGACTGCAGGCGATCAAGCTGGTGATGGACCATGTCGCCGACCAGATTCCGGTTGTCGCCGGCGGCAGCGAGGACTCCGAACCAAAAGACAGCCTGGCCGCACTGCGCGGCAAGAGCGACGAAGAACTCGAAGCTGAACTCAAGGAACTGCGAGAGCGTCTTGGGGCAATCGTTACAGCGGCTGGTTAACCAGGCGCGCACGCTCGTCAAGCGGATGGAGAAGGTGCTCCTTGCGCAGTCTTATCGAGAAAGCGGGCGCGATCTAGCCTCTTTCGTCCGTCGAGCCTGGTCCATTCTGGAACCGACCACTCAACTGCAGTGGAACTGGCATCTGGACCTGCTTTGTGATTACCTCACGTCGGTCTCAAAGGGCGACTGCCGGCGGCTGATCATCAATGTCCCTCCGCGGAGCATGAAGTCGCTGCTGTGCACAGTGTTCTATCCCGTCTGGAGATGGTGCACCGCGCCACAGCGGCGGTTCATGTTTGTGAGCTACTCCGACGAGCTGAGCACCGATCATTCGGTCTACCGCCGCAACGTGCTCACTTCGGCGATGTACCGCGAGGGCTGGGGAGACCGCGTCAAGTTCTCGAAGGACCAGAACCTCAAGACCCAATATGAGAACACCCGCCGCGGAGTGATGTTTTCAACCTCGATCACCGGATCGGCAACGGGCAAGGGATGCGATGAGCTGATCGTCGACGATCCGCTGAACGCGAAAAAAGCCTTCAGCGACCAGGAGCGCGAGGCGACGAACCGCAACTTCGATGCGACCTTTCGCTCGCGGCTAAACGATCCCGCAACGGGAGCGATCATCGTCGTCATGCAGCGCCTGCACGATGACGATCTCACCGGGCACTTGCTCACGCAGGAGCCGGGAACGTGGACGCATCTCAAACTCCCTGCAGAGTTCGAACAGAACGTCGGCTGGGAGATCAACGGCCACTCCCACGAGTGCAAAGCCGGCCAGTTGCTGTGGCCGGAGCGCTTCTCGCACGAAGTGCTCAAAGACATGAAGGCGGCACTGGGATCGTGGTCGTACGCGGGCCAGTACCAGCAGAATCCCGCTCCGCTCGAGGGCGGCATTATCCAGCGCGAGTGGATCAAGTATTACCGCGAGCTGCCGACAACTTCTGCAGACGGTTCTCCGATCAGGAGCAGCCGCTGGATTCAGAGTTGGGACTGCAGCTTCAAAGACACGCGCGAGTCGGATTACGTCGTGGGGCAAGTCTGGCGGCGCATCGACTCCAGCTACTACCTCGTGGACCAGGTGCGCAAGCGCATGGACTTCGTCCGCACCAGGCAGGCGATCCGACAGATGACGGCGAAGTATCCGCAAGCCACGGCCAAGCTGATCGAAGACAAAGCCAACGGCCCGGCTGTGATCGCCTCGCTGCGCTCGAACATCGACGGCATCATACGCATCAATCCAACGGATTCGAAAGCGGGAAGATTGAACGCCGTCTCGCCGCTGTTCGAAGCCGGTAATGTTTTCCTGCCTGAGCCGTCCCTGGCGCCCTGGGTTGGAGATTTCGTCGAGGAGCTGACGCGTTTTCCCAAGGCGGTCAACGACGACCAGGTCGACGCCTGCACGCAGGTGCTCTGGTACATCCGGCGTCAGACCAGCGGGGTGATCGAGTACTACCGGCAGTTGGCGGAGCGGGCGCAGCGCAAGTGAGCTGCTTACATTTGCAGCAGCTTTGTGCAGAATTCAGCGCGTTTGGTGAGCGCCTCCGCGAGCCGGTTGATGAGCGGATGCTTCAGACCGCGTTCGAGGACCATTCGCCGCAAGGTAGTCGTGTGATCGGGGATCTCAGAGGCCAAAGTACGTAGCCTCTGTATGAGCTGATCCTCATCAACATGGACTTCCTTCGCCAACTTGCGCCACTGACGGACGCCGATCATGCGCAGGTGGTAATGGCCCCCGACTTTCATGGCCATCTTCAGTTTAGGAATTTGCACTTTGGGATACGGGAGAATGCTGGCGACGTCATAGAGAGGGGCAAGGCGGGCGGAGCTATTCTTTCCAAGCAAGACCGAGTAGTTTTTGGCATGGGCGTCGGTTCCCCCAATTAGCCAGTTGAAAGCGCTAGCCAGCAAGAACCGCGCAACATCTTCTATCGGATGGGTGGAGTGGGTCCGCAGCAGGTCTATGATGCCGGCAATGTTTGGGCCTCCGTCGGACTCATATTTTCTTGCCGGAGGCAGACCAAAGGCCTGGCACATGTCTTCCTGGTGGATTCGCACTAAACCCGATGCTGTGTAGAAACGGTCGTAGCGTTCTATCGCGATAGCGACTTCGTTGTTGAAGCGTTCTATGCTGCTCTTTGCTGCGACCAGACCAACGCAAGCTGCCAGTTCGAGACAGAGGTGTTCGTTCTCAGCGTGGCCATCCCACTCGCCTGTAGGCGGCTTAAGGATGTGAGTCGTCGGTGTCCGTCCGGAAGGTATGCCCCATTTGCCGTCGCGAAAGAGCAGGGCAGTCTTGGGTTGTGCACCAGCAAGGCTGAACTGGCCGGAGTCTCGAGCGAGCCGCCAAGCGGAATGATCTTGCCGAAGCAACTTGAGTCTTTCCGCGATCTCATCTTCGGTGAGCCATTGGACCTCGCTTTTTCGAGAGGCGCTGTGGAATGGAGACAGGCGTTCTGGGCGCAAGAATTGAACCGCGCCGGCGCATTCTTCGCCGACATGACCCATCAGTCCAAATGCGTTTCGCGCGGAAACTTGAAAGCGGCTGGCCCAGCGTTCGAGCACTTGTTCGTTATCGGGCAGTAGGCCCCACAAGAATGCCTCGATTCGCTCATGGGGATGTTCTTTGAGTCGTAGCGGCATAGAGAGCGAGAGTGGGTAAGAGTCGGGAAACTCTCTCCAGGCTTGCTCATAGGCAAAAGAGAGGCGTCCGGTTGAGTTCTGCGTGATGCGCCCAAGTTCGGCGTCGCCAATGATAGCTACAAGTTCCCGGTTCATGAATGTCGCTTGAGGGAGTCGATCACATCGTCGAGATTGATCGCTGCCGGCGCGGAAGCGCGCGAGCTGGTCTTAGAAGAAGATTCGAGGCTTTGCAGCCTTATACCAAGGACGCGCAGGGTTCGAAGCACGAGGCCCATTGCCGCCCCAGGTTTTCCCTTTTCGATCTCGACGATCCATTTGCGGCTGGCGCCGGCTTGATGGGCAAGAGCCTCCTGATCGAGACCAAGAGCGATTCGCCTCTCCTTGATTAACGCGCCGATGTCTTCCGGAGTTTTGAGAATCATCGCTGAGCAAGTAACCGATCGGTGACTTTGAAGACCAGTGTAACCGATCGGTGACAAAACACAAAGTAACCGATCGGTGACATAAAGAGCCAAGTAACCGATCGGTGACACACCCAAAAGTATCGCCAATCCTTCAGGACGACGATCCCTATGAACAGAGTACTTTCGGTTTTATTTCTGAGTGTAATAGCAGTCACACTCCTGGTTTCCCAATCCACCAACATCCCGCCCGATGTCGATAAAGCCGGGCGCACGGTAACGCCTCGGCCGATGCCGCATGTGATCTATTCACCGGCGGATCTGGCGCACAACGCGGTCACGCTGCCCGCTTCGGGAACTACAGCGGCTAGTTCTGTTGTGAACATGGGCGCTGTGACCAAGTCCACGCTGTTTGTGAACTGCACGCAGATCGTCAATGTGCAGGTGAACACTTATCGCGAAGACGGCGTCACCATCGACGGCACTTACACCGTCGTGCAGAACCTTCCTTCGGGAGCGCAGCAGGTGTACATCGCCTCGGAGCTGCAGCCGTTCGCTACTGGCGGAACGATCTCAACCAACGTCCGCCTGCCGCAGCGGGCATTCAGCTTTCAGGAGCAGAACACGACGGCCTCGGCGGGGACCTGTACGGACCGATTCGTAGTGGGATATTAGATCCTGGGCTGTTCTGTCATTCCTCACCAAGTGAGGAATCCCTACTGAGCCAGGAATGCCTGGCGAGAGCCTGCACGCGTGAAGTGTACGGGCGTCTGTAGGGATTCCACACCCGTAAAAGGCGCGGGTTCGGAATGACAGGGGAAAAGAACATGACACAATCCATTAGAGGCGGCACAGCCAAACCCATCGAACCCGGCCTGCTGGCCCGATTCGGAGATAAGTTGCGGGCGACATACGACGTTTGGTTTGGGCCGCTGCTGCCGATGCCGCCGGTTGCTCCGCCGGATACCGCGCCGAGGAGGTTCGATTATCCCTCGGGCGTGAACCTTGTCGCGCTGCCTCGGACTTACGAGACAGTCGGCTTTCAGCAGATGCGCGACCTGGCGGATTCGCTGGACCTGGTGCGCATCGCGATTGAGACGAGGAAAGATCAAGTCAGCAAGATGCCCTGGTCGTTTCGGGAAAAGGCTGCCGGCTCTCAGCAGTCGGCTCTCGGCCAGTCAGGTTTGCGGCCTAATTCGCAAAAGGCGGCTGGCCGAACGCTGAAAGCTGAACGCCGAAAACCATCTGCGGACCGCATCGACGAGCTCACCGCTTTCTTTAGCTTCCCGGATGGGGAACACAATTTCGACGACTGGCTGCGGATGATCCTGGAAGATCTGCTGGTCATCGATGCCGTCACTCTAGCTGCGACCATCGACGATCACGGCACGGTGTGGTCCGAAGGCAAGCAGGTTCGACGATTTGAGGTGATCGACGGCGCGACCATCAAGCGCGTGATCGACGACATGGGACGCACGCCTGTTCCGCCTGCCGTTGCCTATCAGCAGATCCTCAAGGGACTGCCGGCGATCGACTTCACCTCCGACGAGCTGGTGTATCGTCCACGCAATCTGCGCGCGCACAAGTTCTACGGATACTCGCCGGTAGAGCAGATCATCATCACCATCAACCTCGCGCTGCGCCGGCAGATGTACATGCTCGCCTACTTTACCGACGGCAACGTGCCGGAGGCAATCTGCCAGGCGCCGGAAGCGTGGAATGCCGATTCGATCAAGGAACTCCAGGATGAGTTCGACCGGAACCTTTCAGGCAATCTCTCACAGCGCCGCAAGCTGATCTTCATTCCCAATGCGGGAGGCAAGGACGCAATCCAGTTCACCAAAGAACCACCGCTGGCCAACGACATAGACGAGTGGCTCGCGCGTGTCGTCTGCTGGGCCTTCTCGATCTCGCCGCAGGCGCTCATCAAGCAGATGAACCGCGCCACGGCGGAGACAGCCAAAGAACAGTCGGAGGAAGAAGGCATCACGCCGCTGCTGAACTGGCTGGCGTCACTGATCAACGGACTGGTCCGCAAATACTTCGGTTACGACGACGTCGAGTTCGCCTGGGGCCAGCGCCAGGACGAAAACAAGCTCGAGCAGGCGCAGATCAATCAGATCTACGTGCAGTCGGGGATTTTGACTGTGGACGAGGTGAGGGAGTCGCTGGGGAGGCCGGCGCTGGGATCGGGTGATCTAGCCATCGGGTGATCGGGTGAAGTTGTCAGTACCGTCCGCGGTAGCGGATGGGTGAGTTTGGGAACAGTCGGAATATATTTAGCGTAGCTATGATGTGCTGAAAATGAGGCGCTGGCAAATTCTCATAGTCGCAATCGTTTTCATCGGTATCTTTGTTGGTGCGTTTCAGTGGTACAGGTTGCGAGCGCAGAGAAAGCGCAATGCCCTCTATCAATCCACTCTCAAGGCGTTCTCGGGTGAGTTCCCTCCTGGCGTCACACGCAAGATTGTCGAAGACCATTTGCGAACCAAGGGCATCCCAATTGAACGAGAGTTGGGTCCGGGAAGCCTCGATACATTGAGCGATATCGTGGTTATCGGATATGATCCCACGCCCTGGTTCTGTAGCAGCTGGCCCGTGTACATCGCGTTCACTTCGCAACGACACAAGAACACGAGTGGACCAAGGCCGACGATTCCGATGTCCTAAAGAAAGTTCGACTTCAAAGCAGAAGCGAAGCTGTTTGTAGTCTTTCTGCTGAATCCATCTGATCCCCTAAATCTGTTCGATCCGTTTCAAATTTTGACTACCTCACCCATCCGCTACCGCGGACGGTACTGACCTGTAGGTTCCATGAAGAAAATTCAACTCTTTGCTGCTCTCACCAAAGTCGACGAACTCAGGCGCGAAGTCTGGGGACTGGCTACAGCCGAGGTTGTCGATAAGGACGGCGAGATCTTCGACTACGCGTCGTCGAAGCCTTACTTCGAGGACTGGTCACGCGAGATCTCCGATGCCACTTCGGGACGCAGTTTGGGCAACGTGCGCGAGATGCATCGGTCTTCGGCTGTGGGCAAGCTGGTCGACCTCGCTTTCGATGACGAGAACAAAACCATCGCCGTCGGAGCCAAAATCGTTGATGACGCTGCCTGGGAAAAGTGCGTCGAGGGCGTGTACACCGGATTCTCGATCGGCGGGCGCTACGTGAATATCTGGCCCGATGGCGAGGGCGATTTTCTACGCTTCACCGCGCAGCCGGTGGAGATCAGCGTCGTGGACAACCCCGCGGTGCCGAACGCGCACTTTACGGCGATTAAGGCGGATGGGAGTACCGAGGTTCGCAAGTTTGTGAACCAGGGGACAGGTTACAGGGTACAGGGAACAGGGGAGCAGCCGAACGAAGCGCAGCTCCTAACTCAAGGAGACAGGATGAAACCAGAACAGGAAGAAAAACTCGACAAGGCTCTTACACAATCGGCGAATTCGGTGGAGAAGATCGGTGACGTCAATCGCAAGCTCGAATCGCTCGAAGCCGGCCTGAAGGAGCTGGCGGATGCGTTCCGCAAGTTCACGGAAGGCTTTGCCAAGAGCCTTACTGGACCGGAAAAGCGCGTCGCTCGCACCAGCGTGACGGTTTCAAAAGAGGACGACTCGCACAGCAGACGCGAACACCCACCCGAAGCAGGCGGGAAACACGGAGGCTATGCCTGGCGCGAGAATCCTCAAGCCGATGCGGACCCTGGACTTCTCGAAGCCATGAAGCGCGCACATGCAAATCCTGTATTGGGTGCATGAAAGTCACTAGCAAGTTGTCAGTAGTCAGTCTTCAGTTTTAAGAAATGACTCATCACCAATGTGGCGCACTGCATTATTCTTTTCGCGGCTTGCGGTGCCACCAGTGTCGGGCATCGACAAAGAACGGTGCCAGCATGAAAGCTAATGGCAAGATCACCAGCCCGATAAAAGTTACAACCCCCCCCGCAATTGGTCGTCTCCAAATGGAATTTCGGCTTCAGAAATTTTCAGGTTGGCGCGCTTCAGCGTCAAGTCCTACAGTTTTGGAACCAGTTTCTGCCGCCGGCTCCTTTAGCACTCATCTGCAAATCGATGCACACCCACGACTGACGACTGAGAACTAACTACTTCTCAAGATCACAAATTCAGCAGAGGACTAAACACATGTTCAACGGAGAAATCACGCAGCGCACGCTCGAGCTCCTGAAGGGACTCGATCTTGCCAAAGCGACCTTCCAGACCTCGACAGGCCTGGTGAACTACGACCTGACGGGACCGGCGAAGAAGCTGTATCCGGTCCTGTCGCCACTGCGCAATGCTTTGCCGCGCGTTATGGGCAACGGCGATACGGCGACCCGGTGGAAAGCCATCACCGGTGTAAACACCCAGAATCTCTCGCCGGGAGTTGCGGAAGGACATCGCGGCGGACGCATCACCGTCAGCGAGCAGGACTTCACCGCAGCCTATGCCGGATTGGGACTCGAAGGCGATGTCACTTTCGAAGCGTTGTACGCTGCCGAAGGCTTCGACGATGCTCGCGCGCGAACGGTCGAGTCGGTGCTGCGCGCGCTCATGATCGCCGAGGAGAAGGTCATCCTTCTGGGCAACAACTCGGTTGCCCTGGGCACGCCGGCAGCGCCGGTCGCGACTGGTCCCACATCGGGAGGATCGATCACTGCGCAATCCGGAAACGTCGTATTCGTAGTCGCACTGACTGCCGAAGGATTGGCCAACGCCAACATCGCCAACGGAGTTGCACAGCAGATCACGCGCACCAACATCGACAACTCAACGGACAGCTACGGCGGCGGATCGTCCAACGTAAGTCCGTCGTCAAACGCGATCACCACGACCTCGGGCAACCAGACGATTTCGGCGACGGTGACGGCGGTTCCGGGAGCTGTGGCTTATGCCTGGTATCTGGGAACGTCGGCGGCCAACGCGGTGCTGACCATAATCACCACGGTGAACAAAGTCACGCTCAGCGCGAACGGCGCCGGAACGCAGACTGCCAGCTCGATCACCGCGGACAATTCCAAAAACGGACTGGAGTTTGACGGCCTCATCATGCAGCTGGTGAAGAACGTGAATGGGAACGGCAACGGCTACTACAAGTCGCTCGACGGCGCGTTTCTCACCTCCGACGGCGCCAGCGGGATCGCCGAGATTGACGCTGCGCTCAAGGGGCAATGGGACACGAATCGCCTGACGCCGACGAAGATCTGGGTGAGCTCGCAGGAAGCGGCGAACATCAATAAGAAGGTGATGGCGGCAACCGGCGTTCCGCTCTTCCGCATCAACCTCGACGCCTCGGGCAAGCCGGTCGTGATCGGCGGCTCGATGGTCGCCGGCTACTTCAACAAGTTTGCTGCCGGCGGCGGCCAGGTGATCCCCATGGAGATCCATCCGTATCTGCCTGCAGGCACGCTGCTCATGCAGACGGAGTGGCTGCCGTATCCGTTGTCGAATGTGGACAACGTGGCGCAGATCAAGTGCCGCCGCGACTATCACCAGGTCGATTGGCCGATCACCAGCCGCGTGTACCAATTTGGCGTTTACGTCGATGAGGTGCTGCAGGTCTTCGCGCCATTCGCGTTCTGCGTGCTGCAGAATATCGGCAACGGATAGAGACTAGGGGATAGGTGACAGAGGACCTGGTTTGGACGGATTTCTGTAACTACCCCTGTATGTCGGTACCGTCCGCGGTAGCGGATGGGTAAGCGCTGTGACTGTGACTACCACACCCATTCGCTACCGCGAACGGTACTGACCTGTCCTCTCCTATTCAACTTCCCGAACCTGCATTGTGGCATCCATTACCAGAGTGGGATATCGAATTGGTGACCCTTCGGGAGCCGGTGCGTGACTGGCCGTCACACTGAAGCTGGTACCTGAACAATCGACGGAGTACGAATAGCCGTCGCGTCCTGAGCGCGACATCGTGAGCGACTGCGAATCGATCAGCTCGTCAAGCGATCCGCAGCGGTTGTTTTGCGTGATGTATCCGCGCTCAGCCTGCCCAATCTGGAGCAGGTCCATACGCACGCCGGTGAGGCTGATTGCCTGCGTGGACGCCGTTCCCTTATCGGTAGTCGGCATCTGTTTCAGATACACGTGGTACACAAGAAAGATGATCAGGACGACAAACAGCAGGCCAACGAATCCGCGCATGAGTTGATTGTGCGGCGATCCGCTGCCAGTGGCAAGACGGGACGGTGTGACGTTTGTACATGTCTGGTCAGAATGCCATAACACGGCGGACCTCCCAAAGACTGTCATCCTGAAGCGCTTCTGTTGCGCGAAGGATCTCCCGCGATGCTTAAGTCTTGAACGCCGGTAGTCTGGCTTTTTCACCATGCAGCCGGCAGTTCGTCGTGAAAAAGCCATAACGACGGCAATCAAGTCCTCAACATCGCGGGAGATCCCTCGCGCAACAGAAGCGCTTCAGGATGACAGATTTAGGGTGTCGTTTTCGCCTATTGCCTATCGCTTATCACTTATTGCTGACTTCTCCCCATGCCTACCGCTCCTGACGATCTCTGCGTACTGGCCGACCTCAAGGCCTGGCTCAATATCCAGACCAGCACCGAAGACGTGCTCCTGCAGAACCTGATCACACGCGGATCGCTGCAGATGCTGCGCTGGATGGGCCGCGACCATGTCATCGCGACCTCATACACCGAGAACCGCGATGGGAACGACGCCCTGTTCATCCTGACGCGCAACTTCCCGCTGATCTCGGTGAGCAGTGTGACCGTGAACGGCATCTCGATTCAGGCCGCTCCCGATCAGGTAAGCGCCGGCTTCGTCTTCGACAGCCGCAAAATCATGCTGCGCGGCGGTTCGAGCGCCTTCTACACGCTCGGTCCCTACTGCAGCCAGTATCAGTTCCGCTTCACGCGGGGATTTCAGAATGTCCAGATCGTCTATCAGGCGGGATACGCGAGTGTTCCTGTCGATCTGCAGCAGGCGGCGATTGAAGGCTTTGCGTATGTGTATCGCCGCCGGACGCACATTGGTGAAGACTCCAATTCGGCATCAGGCCAGGTCACTATCAGTTTTTCGAAGGAGATGTTGCCGTTGAGCGTGCAGATGACGTTGATGCAGTACACGCGAAGAGCCGTGGTGTAG